GATAAGTGGCAACAAGAAGTCTTAGTACACGACTCGAATATCACCATTCGTGCAGGACGCCAAGTCGGGAAAAGTGTTGTTGTAGCAGAGAAAGCCGTAAGATTCGCTTTAGCACACAAGGGAAGTATCACACTTATCATCGCTGCGAGTCAACGCCAATCGAGCTTGCTATTCGAGAAAGTACGGGGGACATTGCAGAATTTAGACGAGGACTTGTTCGCAGAACCTCCGACTCTTACCAGAATTGTGTTAAAAAACGGGAGTAAAATTTATAGTTTACCCGCAGGAAAAACAGGACATTTCATTCGAGGATTCACAGTAGATATGCTTATTGCAGACGAAGCAGCATACATAGCAGAAATTGTATGGAACAGCGTCATACCAATGATAGCTGTCAGTCGAAAAACAAGAGGATTAGGCATATTAGTTCTTTTAAGCACTCCATTCGGCAAAGGAGGATTTTTTTATAACAGTTTCACAGATCCAGACTTCAAACAATGGCACGTTAACTCCGAAAAATGTCCGAGAATTCCTAAAAGTTTATTATTAAAAGAAAAAAAACGATTAACAAAAGTACAATACGCACAAGAATGGCTCGGCGAATTCGCAGAAGAATGGAATCAATTTTTCAAAACAGATTTGTTAAAACGACAAATGACTTTTATTGAATGGAGTTTATCTGATAAATGGGAAGGTAGCAGTTTTTATGCAGGAATTGACGTCGCAAGATATGGGGGAGATGAAAACGCCTTTGTAATAACAGAACTATCAAGTACAGGACAAAAACTAAGAGCAGTAAAATGCCACGTTACAGAAATGGTAAGCACCGTCGATACAATCAGTCGAGTGATACAACTAGACCAAGTTTATGGATTCAAAAAAATATTTATTGACGACGCAGGAGTAGGCGGAGCAGTAACAGACGTACTAGAAGATAAACTTGGCCGTCGAGTCGTTGGTTTAAACAACGCAAGTAAAAGAGTGGAAATTCAAGGCGAAGAAAAAAAGAAAGGAATCCTAAAAGAAGACTTATATAGCAACGTGCTTGTACTTTTAGAAAATGGAAAGCTCGAACTTATTAGCCATCTTGGCCTATTACGAAGCTTAAGAAGCATCACTTTTGAATACGGAGTAGAAACAGGAACCCCAAGAGTGAAAATATACGGAGACTATGCACACCTAGCAGAAGCACTAGTCAGAGCCTGCTGGTGCACACGAGAAAAAGGACTAGACGTATACTGTTTTTAAGAAAAACTTAAGTAGTTAGGCACTATAACACTATTTTATGGCAGATACAGGCATCTTCGCAACAACAGCAGAAGTAGAAAGAAAAGCAGGAGCAAACGCAAGTGCGACAAGCAAAGCAGAAGCCTACGTCAACGACTACATGACACAAGTCGAAAGCCAAATCAACATAGTCACAAGAAAAAACTGGAGCGACGACTACTCAGGACTCAACGCAGACGTCAAAGGACTTCTAAAAGAAATAGCGAGCAACCTAGCCGCCATCTACGTAATACAATACGACATGAGCGGATACACCTCAAGAGTAGAAGCAGAAGACATGATTAACATTTTAAGAGATTCAGCACTAAGAGGCCTAGCATTATTAAGAGACAAAAAAGCAGAAGACTTCATAAGCGGTGCATAATGGTACTATTTGACGAACACGATTTCAAAAACTTCCCAGAACTCACAAACGCACAACTAGAACAACTAAGACTAATCAGTCCACACCCACAAATAACAGAAGACTTTCAAGCAACAGTAACCGCAGTCCACGACGGAGACACAGTCACACTACAAACAAACTTTCGAGACTTCACCTTCCCACTAAGACTAAGCCTAGTCGACAGCCCAGAACTCAACACAGGAACACCAGGACAAGAAGCAAGAAACTTCCTAGCAGGATTCGTAGAAGGAGAAAACGTTACCATAAAAATCAATCCATTAAACCGAGTAGGAAAATTCGGAAGACTACTAGGAGACATAATCACAGGCGGAATAAGTATGAGTGACTTAATGGTATCAAGCGGACACGCAGTACCATTCCAATTTAGAAGAGAAACAGAACTACCAGACCTTAACAAAACATTTGCGGTGAAACAATGGTTTTAGACTTCGGACTAATCAAAAGCGGACTATTTAGTAATAGCGAACTAACAGGCACAGGACTAGGCGGAGATCCACAACAAACAGTCATCGGAAATGGCTTGAAATTCTTAGAAGAACTCTCAGGTACAGACGCAGCAAGTTTTACGTTCACAGGACTGACAGGCAGCCGATACATGATGATGTTAGAACTAGACGTATCAGACAGCACCAGAGAAATAAGCACAGTTATCAACGGAGTAGTAGGAGTACTCAACCAATACCAACACCTAAGCCACGCAAGCACAACAGTCACAGGAGCAGGAAACACAGCAACAAGCAGAATAGTCATAATAGACAGCACCGTCGGAGCAGGAGTAGTACATGGACAACTCCTCTTTAGCATACCAAGAATCGGAGCAAGTCTATTCCCAAGCGTAGATTTCCAAATGGGACACGCAAGCGTAGCAGCAGGTTACAAATGTTACACAGGAAGCGGAAGAGTTATGACATCAGCCACAACCTTTTCAACAATCAAAATACAAATCAACGGCGGAGACATGACAGGAAGACTAAGACTCTACGAAATACTTTAATACTTCACCACATTAACACAAACTAAAATGCCACAAACAGACATAGGCGGATCAGTTGCAAGCGGAGTAGCAAGCACAGTAACAGACTTCACAGTAGACCTACAAACCACAGACGGTAATTTAGGCGTAAGTGAATTCAGCTTTTTCATAGAAAACTGGAGTCAATACTTAGGATACTACAAAACAATCCCAGAACTACAAACAGCAGTAGACGCCAAAGCAAACTGGACAATAGGTGCAGGATTTAAAGCAGACGAACCCACAACAATACTACTAACAAGCTTCAAAGGAAACGGCAAAGACACCTTCAACGCCATATTAGGAAACATGATTCGCACATACACAATCGCAGGAGACTCATTCGCAGAAATAATACGAGACAAAGACGAAGTATTAGTCAACCTAAAACCAATAGATCCAGGAAGCATGGTCATAGTTTACAATACACAAGGACAAATCACAAGATACGAACAACACAGCAAAGTCAAAAAAGGAAATAAAAGATTCAAACCAGAAACAATATTACATTTAAGTCGTAAAAGACTAGCAGACGAAATACATGGCATAAGCATAATTCCAGCTGTCGAATGGATTATCCTAGCGCGTAACGAAGCAATGACAGACTGGAAACGAGTCTTACACCGTAACGTCGACCCACTATGGATATTCCACTTAGACACAGACGATACTACTAAAGTAGCAGCGTTCAAAACAAAAATGGACAACGCCAGAGGAAAAGGCGAAAACATGTACATCCCAAAAGGCGCAGTCGTCCCAGAACTCGTAAGCACAGCGACAAACGCAGGACTAAACCCACTCACATGGATAAACCAACTAAACGACTACTTCTTCCAAGCATGCGGAGTACCACAAATCATAGTAGGAAACGCAAAAGAATTCACAGACGCAAGCGGAAAAATAGTATATTTAGCATACGAACAAAACATCAAAGACGAACAATTATACATCGAAGAACAAATACTCGCACAACTCAACATAGAACTACAACTAAACTTCCCAGCAAGCCTTGACAACGAAACCATAAGCGACCAATCAAGAGAAGAACAACAATTACAAGTTCAAGAAGAACCAATACAACCAACAGGAGAACCAGCAGACACAAACATAGGGAGACCGCAATAAATGGTACACAAAGGATCTAACAGAAGAAAAAAATCTCGAAGTCGAAGCCCACCAAAAGGCAGCTTAAGCTCAAGACAAACAAACCAATCAAGCACAGCACCAAGCTCAGGATTCCAAGTACCACAAGCAAAAGAATTCGGAGGACAAATCAAAAGCTCAGGCAGTACAAGCTTCCAAGTACCAACAGCACAAGAATTCGGCGGAGAAATACAAACTCAAAACACAGTACAAAGCACAGGATTTCAAGTACCACAAGCACAAGAATTTGGTGGAAACATACAAACACAAGGAGACGCATTACAAAACATACCAGGACTGCAAGATTTTACAGGAGACTTCGACAGACCAAGTTTACAAAATTTAAGAGAAGGATTGGAAAGAGATTTTGGTGCAGAAGCACGAGCACAAAATCCAATACAACAATTTCGACAATTAGATACAGGACGACAAGCAGCAATAGGATTCTTAAGTTTAGGCATAAACCAAATATCACTAGTAAGCGGCACACTCAAAACAACACAAGTAGCACAAGTCGGAACACCAGGACTATATACAGGCGTTGCAGGAACAGCAGGAAAAATAGCGACAAACGGTGCAACACTCAAAATCACACAATCATGGATATCAAAAATGGCAAGTTTAACAGGACGAATACCAAACCCAGCCATAGTTGCAAGTGCAGTCATCACAGCTATAGGATCATACCCCTTCGCAGGATTCATCAAAGAAGAAGCACTACAAACAGTAGGATTCGCAACAACAAGCGCATTCAAAAATGACGATTTAGAAGCAATGAGAGCAGCCATCGAATTAGAAGAACAAATACTAGATCCAGGAATGTGGAGACAAATAGCAGGAGGAGTCCCCATAGTCAATATAGTAGCATCACTAAACGATTTTTTCAAAGCAGCCAAACTCCAAACATCTGTGCACAAACAAATGTTTGCAGACGCACAAATACAACAACAAACAGGCGAAACAGAACAACAAAAATGGGATAGGATCAGCCAACAACAAAACGATCAACGAAGAGACCTAATCAATTTTTTTAATGAACAAAGAATAATAACAGAAACACAAATCGCACAACTCAAATCAGATAAAGCAGCCACTCGAAACATCAACGAAAGAAAACAAGCAGAAGATCTAGCTGCTTTCTGGCTAGCATACAAAAACCAAATAATTCAACTTGAACGAGAAGAACGAGAAGCAATAGGTAAATTCTGGCTAGAGTACAGAAAAAAACTTTTAAAACTCCAAGATGAAAACAGACCATCAAAACTCGTTTTTGGACTCTTATGATGATATGGTACGGAATACTAAGACTAGCAACAACCGACTGGGCGTTAATTATATTAAGCTCATCAGCTCTCTTAGCATCCTGGTTAGCAGTATAACATTCCTAATACGCACCCTCAAAGGATGCACTTAGGAGGAGAACACAAAAAATGGTATTAAGATACATAAGAGACGCAATCGACGTCACAGCAAAAACAACGAGTGAACTCTGGACATGGTTCCTAACAGGAACAAAAGGAGAATACGGCAGCAAAAAAGGATCAGGTGGCGGAACAGACATAAACAAACCAGGAAGAACACTACACAAGAGGAAAACAAAATGACAACCGAACAAAACACACCTCACCCGACAAACACACCCGAACCACAAAGCGAACCAAGTGCGAAATCACAAGCACTGGCACAGTCCGGAGAGAACATAGAACCAACAGTTCCTAACGAACAACTAATAAGAGAAATGGAAAACGCAAGCCAAAGACTAGAACTAGCAAACAAAAAATACGAAGCAAACCAACAACTAGCAAACGCCAAAAAAACAAACAAAATACTAGGAGGAACAACAGAAGGAATAGGAACACCCAAAACAGAAGAAACACCAACACAATACAAAGAAAGAATCATGAAAGACGGGTACCCAAAACAATGACAGAAGAAATCCAAGAACCAAAAGACCTAGGCATCAAAATAGCAACAAAAGAAGAAAAAGCATGGACAGACATACAAGACAGAGCAACACTAGAAATAGAACAAAACCAAAGAGTAATAGAAATAGACCAAATGATAGTAAAACTAGCACAACAAAAAATTAAAGCAATCCAGAAAGAAACAAACTAAAAGCAGCCTTTTCAGACGCCGTCAACTGGTCCTCATCATAATCAACAGTCTTATCACCAGTCACCAAATTAATATTAGTTCCAAAACTCACAGTTTTCTTAACAGTATTCAACTCAAACCACTCCTTAATCGAATCATGCAAACCCTTCTGCTTAGGAACACTAGACAAAACCCTCTTATTCCTCAAATCATAAATTCTATTCGCCAAATTTCTAACTTTCCGCAATCTTATAAATACTAATCACACCACTAAACGAGTTCACTTGGTCTGTCAAAAAAGTAATACTAGTAAAACTACTAGCCGCAGTAGTATTAGTCCCAGTAAACACAGCAATATGAGTCCCACCATGACCATAAGTACCACTCCAAGTCAAATTATCCGTAGTATTATCAGTACCAACATGAGCAAAAATCTGCCCACAACCATAAACAGCACCAGTACCACTATTAATAAAACGAGCACTAGCAGCACCAGAATCAGTCGTAATACTATCCTCACGATGACTCATCGCATTATACGTACTCGAAGTAATCCCATTAAACTGCAAACGCCAATCACTAGTACTAACTTGCATATCCATACGCATCAAAATCATCAAACGAACACCACT